TTTGGCTAAGGCAACGCCCCCTCTATGCCGCCGTTAGTGCGGGTTGAACGGACTCGCCTTGCCTATCGCATCGGTCTACGGTCGTCAGCTTTCAGCCTTGACGAGAACGTTTCGGTGAACCGAGAATCCCTTCCAGCGGAGAACGGCGGACTAGGTCGTCATGGGGGTGGGACGTTGCCTAGATTTTTTGACTCATGCTGGAGACTTGCATCTTGCTGCACGATTAGGATTAGCGGGGAAATCGAGATCAAGCCCCGTCCTGCAAAAACCAAGCGGCCTACTAAACTCAGTGGGGCCGGAAGTGGTGCAGGCCCAAAGGCGCGCAACAAGTTTCCCCAGAAAGTCCAGCAGGCCGCAATGATGGTGCGCGGTCAGGCACAACGCTTCCGGTCGCGATGCCGTTCTACAATTGTGCGTTCAATCTATACCGCAGGCTTGTTATCGCGCAAGGAGGCCTCATAAATGCGCGCGTCGCGCTTGGCGCCGCGTGCAAGCCAGGCGCGCACGTCCGCGTTCGGGCGATGGCCGCTGAGGATCTTGCGGATCGTGAGTTCGCCCATTGTCGCCTGATACGTAATGACGCTGGCTGCTTGCTTGACGCTGCCTGCTAACTCTACCAGCGAGCGTAGGTAGGCTTGCGCTGGTGTGTCGGTGTGCCGTGGTGTGGTGATGTTGTCGCGCATGGATCAATCTCCTGAATGAGTAAGTCTAGCGGGGAAGGGCGTTGTAGCGATCAATCGCCGTCTGTAGCTCGGCTTGCCAAACGATGCTTAACCCCGTTTTTGTCGGATACTTGCGCCATTGCACCGCCGCCGTCACAATCGCGGTTGCGGCTTCTGCGCGCGCGTACATCGTCTGCACCTCGGCGGCGCGCTCCGGCGTCATCGGTGGCGCGGTTTCAACGTCAACGTCCGCTGCGGCTTGCGTCGGTGATGTGCGTGCCATGTTCGTATTCTCCGTGTGTGGTGAGTGGGTCTAACGGACGGCGCGGACGGCGAGCAGTAATTCCCTGCGCGTCGCGTAATGTTCTGTCGTGTACGTGTCAACCGTGCGCCACGTCGTCGAGGTCGCCCATCGGGTTGCATACCATCCTGCCCCGCACCGTGCGGCATCATCATCGGAAAACACGATGTCCCACCACGCGCCGTTTATTTCCAATAGTGTTACCATTGTCATTTCTCCTAATGTGTTGGTGAGTGGACTAGCGGGAAAGCGTGGCGGCGTTTGCCGCTGTAATCTTTGCAACGCGTTCAAGCCTCCGCTTTTCGCGGCGCACGGCATTACGCAAGTCACTATCGGCAAGTTCACATTCGCAGCGAAGGATAAAATCGTCGTGTGCTTCTTGCGTTGTCTGCTTCATTGTCAATCTCCGTGTGCTGGTGAGTGGTGCGTGAGTGGAACAAGCCAGCGGCGGGTACTGCCCCCGCGCAAACTCTGAGAGACTGGTTAGATCAGCTTGCCGTAGGTGTGCGCTCTTGCCCAATACTTCGCCTCTGCGTTTGCCGCTTCTACGATTGCCGCTTCCAGTGCATAGGCGGCGGCGTCCATTGCATCAGTCGTTGCAAGCAATTCACGTTGCTTTCGCTTTGGCCAACGGCAGACACTCATCAGCGCAAGGCGCGAGTCGCGCAGTAGCTGCGCTAGTTCGGCGTCGGTGGGGCGGGTGCTAAGTGCGTTCGTCATGTTCGCTATCTCCGTCTGCTGGTGAGCGCTGCGCCATCCCTATGCAATAAGTATAAACTTTATACCTAGCCCCGCGCAAGTGCTTTTTTGGGCAAGTTTCTCATAGGGAAATGCTACAAATATGCTATTTTGGGACACGCCAAAACAGGCACTTTGGCGCAAGTGACGCGGGCGCAACGCCTTTTCCGATTGCCCGTATAGATTTCCCTGCACGACGCCAACGGACGCACTTCCGACGCGACTATGAGCAGCATTATCGCTGGCAAAAATATCTTACTGACAGGCGGCACCGGCAGTTTTGGTGTTGCGTTTGCGCGCCACGCGCTGGATGCGGGCGTGCAACGCTTAGTCATCTTTTCGCGCGACGAACTTAAACAGGCGCAGATGCGCGCCGCGTTTCACAACGATCCGCGCCTGCGTTTTTTTATCGGCGATGTGCGCGACGCGGAACGTGTCGAGCTAGCGGTGCGCGGATGCGATACCGTCATCCACGCCGCCGCAATGAAACGGATCGAGACGTGCGAAGCCGATCCGGGCGAGGCGTGCAAGACAAATATCGCGGGCAGCAAAAACGTGGCGAAGGCCGCGATCTATGCGGGCGTGCGGCGCGCCGTGTTCCTGAGTACCGACAAGGCGCCCAACGCCCACACATTGTACGGCATGACGAAAGCGGTGGCCGAACGGTACTGGACGCGCGCCAACGTCTTTGCGTCCGGCACGCCGACGCGCTTGGCTTGCACGCGCTACGGCAACGTCCTCGGCTCGCGCGGTTCTGTCCTCGATCTCTGGCGCGCGCAATACGCCGCGGGCGAACCCATCACGATCACCGACGAAGCGGCGACGCGGTTCTGGATGCCGATTGCGGACGCGGTGGCGCTGGTGGTAGCGGCGCTGGAAGAAATGCGCGGCGGGGAAATCTTTATTCCGCGCGTTGGCTCGGCGTCCGTCTTAGGGTTAGCCCGCGCCGTCGTAGAACGGGACGGCCAACCGTACGCGCCTGGCCATGTCGTCACCGGCTTGCGTGCGGGCGAGCGCTTGCACGAGACGCTCATCAGCGAGGATGAGGCGCGGCACACGATTGAGCAAAACGGGCGGTATGTCATCCTGCCCGAAAACGCGACGTGGGGCGACGCGGTACGGCCCCTGCCCGACACGCCGCCAATCGTGAGCTATCGCAGCGACACCAATCCGCACCAACTTACCGTCGCACAACTTCGAGGAATGATCGCGTGAACATTGAGGGCGTAGCTATTGGCGAGCAGCATCCGTGCCGCTTTATCTTTGAGGTGTCGAACGCGCATAACGGCGATAAGGATCGGGCGCTTCGCCTGATCGATGCCGCGGCCGCGTCCAACGCCGATTTTGTTAAGCTGCAATGTTACACGCCGGACGAACTGGTCGCGATCCGCGGCGATGGGCCTGCGCCCGAACCGTGGGGCGCGATGGGCTGGACGATGCGCGCGCTGTACGACGTAGCGCGCACGCCGCTGGAATGGTTTCCTGACTTGTTCGCGCATGCCCGCACGCTCGGCCTCGTGCCGTTTGCGTCGGTGTTTGGCGCGGACTCGCTCGCCGTGCTGCAAGCGGTTGGCTGTCCGGCGTACAAGATCGCGCGATTGGATAATCAAAGCGCCTTGCTGCACGCGCTCGTCGATGCGACGGGCAAGCCGAAGATCGTGAGCGTGGCGCCCAATCAAGCCGCACACGCCGACGCGACGCTGTTCTGCCCGCCCGGATACCCGCAAGAACCGTTCGACTGCACGCCGGACATCTGGACAGCGCATACCGGCCTGAGCTATCACGGCACCGATCCCGCCGTCCCGATGCAAGCCGTCACAACGGGCGCCAAGCTGATCGAGTGTCACGTCATGCTGGACGATGAGCCGTCCGAGCTAGAAGCGTCGGTGTGCCTGACGGTGACGCAGTTCACCACGCTGGTGCGCGGATGGTAAGCGCGCGCGAGCAGTTCTTGGCCGCCGTCTATACGGGGCCGCTGCACAAGGCTGACGCCATTGTGGTGCTATGCGGCGAAGATGCCGAGCAACGCGCCGTGGCCGCGGTTGAGTTGTGGCGACAGGGCGCGGCGCCGATGATCGTATGCAGCGGTGGCGTGGATAGTGAACCGCGCTGGATCGGTGGCGAACGGCTGGCGGGCCTGCTGATGGCGCGCAGCATCCCGCCGAAAGCGATCATCGTGGAACACGGCAGCCAGAACACCTACGAACAAGCGCGCAACCTCGTTGAGATGGCCGAAGCAAATAACTGGAACCGGCTCTGCATTGTGGCGTCGGCGTATCACATCCCGCGCGCGATGCTGACGTTCATCAAGGCGATTGGCACGCTGCCGATGCACGTCGTGGCGGTTCCTGCGTCGCAACTGACGTGGTGGGGATCGCCGCCGGGCATGGACGTCACACGCTTAGAACTATTCAATATTGAGATGGCCAAAATCGAAGAATATGGCGAACATTGCGCGACATGGGCAGAAGGGCTGGCCTACATCGAACGTTTTGAGGGACGCACAAAATGACGCTGCGCGAACTGCTGGCTCAATCGCCCGCTTTATTCTACCCGCAGACGTGGTACGCGAAAGAAGCGTTCCTCGATACGCCCGACGATGCCGTAACGACGCCAAAGGGGATTCAGTGCGTTGGCCTGATCCCGACGCCCGGCCTCAACACGTTGCCAACCGCCGCGCAACTCGTGGCCGCGTATCTGGCGAACCCTACCGCGTCTGTCTGGCGCTGGTTCCACTGGACGCGCGACGTCGATCAGCGCGGCAACGCCGTCTATGTCGGCGGCATGGGCCACGATGACGTGCCGGGCTTCCAGATTCACCGACACTTACGCATCACAAACCGATGGGGACAAAGCCGATGGTAAACATGGTGCCGGAACTAGCTTTTGACTGGTGCGCAATCAAAGAGAACGCGCCCGAAGAAAACTTGATCCTGACGCCGCACAAGCGCCACGACTTGCCGGTGATTGGCGTCGTCGTGTTTGCGGGTGCGGGCGCGTACTACAGCGGCGTCTTTGAGCCGAATCCGTGGAAGCCAGGCGACATCGTGCGGTGTATGCCAAACCCTGGCGCCGAAGAAGCGTGGCCGGGCTTAGGACTGTTGCGGATGGTGCGGGCGAAGGACATTTACTGCTCGTTCCGCGATGCGACGGACGACGAGCGCGCCAACTTGGAACAACTAGAACAGGCCGCGGCCACCGCGTGAACATTGCGCCGTTGTGCATTATTCAAGCGCGGCTCAACTCGACACGCCTGTCGCGCAAAATGCTGCTGGAACTGGACGGCGAAACCTTGATTGCGCGGGCTGTCCGGCTGGCGGGTGAGGTATTTTACGCGCAGCACGTGATCGTGGCGATCCCGATTGCGGACGCGGACGGCGCATTGGCGGGCGAACTGGAACGCCTCAACGCGAACGTGTACGCGCACGACGGGCCGGAATGGGATGTGCTGGCGCGGTACTGGCACGCGGCGACGCGCTACCGCTGGCACCCCGACGCCATTATCCACCGCTGGACGCCGGACGATCCGTTCAAGGACGCGCAACACGTCCGCAAGGTGCTGGACGGCGAACGTTGCCCCGTCGAACAGGGCGGCGAAGCGTTTACGCTGCAAATGCTGACGCGCGCGCATCAACGCACCTCGCCGGACGATCAGGCCATGCGCGAGCATATCGGCGCGCACCCGATGTTGTTTCCGGCCCCCGCGCCACCGGCTCCGGCTGGCTGCTGGACGATTGACACGCAAACAGACTTAGACGCAGCTCGCGCGCGACTTCCAAAAAGAGATAACTGTTGCTTGAACTGCACCGAGCGATGCGATTGCGTCCGCAATCAGCCACAAATATCGCCTTTTGATAATGCGTTATGGCGACCGTGTTGAAACAGATAGACGGGGAGTCACCGGCTGGCTGCTGGACGATTGACACGCAAGACGACCTAAATGCGGCGAGAAAACGGGTATGAGTCGTTTAATAAAGAAGCCCGCGACAAGGTTGGAGCAACAGTGCGCCGTCGCACTTGCCAAGCTAGGGTTTGGTTCCGATCCCGACACTCCGGTTGATGTCATTGTAGATCCGGTTGATGAGATTGTAGAAAGGGTGCGTTATGAGGCTCGCGGGTGGCACGACAATCGTATCGGCGATCTTCTTGCCGAGTACGCGGAGTACGACCGCTTTAAGCAAACCGGCGAGAAAATTGCTTGTTGCCAGGCATGTTTTTCGTCGTTCGTACTGTCTGTCCCACCCCATCGACGGTCCCGCACGTTCCTCCGGTCAGTCAAAGAACTTTTTTGCCCAGACTGCCGCAGTACGGTCAGCACCATTAGCCATCGAATCGCAACAGAGATTCCCTTTGAGAACCATCCCCACGAATCGGGGTGGTCCAATCGGATCAATGATTGGATTGAGGCAAATGCGATTCGGACGGCCGATGATCGTTGGGCATGTCCATTTTGCCACGCTGGTCCATTCGGATTTGAAGGGTATGCTACGATTCGCAGCCTTCACAATTTCCACCTAATAAATGGCAAATGCTCCTTGCACAAACACGTTCGGGACATCATCATGCCGCGCCACCATAGTCAGGTCAAGCGGCATCTACGGGAACAGCACGCGAAGGATTTGCTATGTTCTCAAGACGTGGATATGGGCGGAACGTCAAACGTGTATCTGATATTGAATCCGGCGGTGGGGCATGTAAAGATTGGAATGTCTAAAAATCCAGCCAAGAGGCTTTCGGACCTCCAAACTTCTGCGTCCACTCCTTTGCGTCTGTTAGCAACCAAGCAAGTTGCCGATGCCCCCGGCGTGGAGAAATCCTTACATCAAACATTCTACTCGCATCATGTTATGAACGAATGGTTCCGTGATGCCGAGGAAATCCGAAGCGCGTTCGGGGTTCGGTCGTGAAGAACGACGCAAACGACCTCACTACTATAGGTCAGTCTATAAAGAACGGCTCAACCGTTGCCGCATTCGAGATTGAGTTTGCCCGCTACGTGGGCGCGCGCTACGCGATTGCGTTATGCAACGGCACCGCGACGCTGCACACGGCGCTTGCGGCGCTTGGCGTCAAAGCTGGCAACACGGTAGCCGTCCCGCCGTTGACAATGAGCGCCACCACGCTGGCCGTCCTGCACGCGGGCGCGATCCCTGCATACCGCGACGTGGATGCCGACACCTGGCTGATGGTGGACAACGGAACAGCCACGCACGCCATGAGCGTGAGTCTGTACGGCTTGCACGCGGGCGCGTGCGACATCGACGACGCCGCGGAAACGCTGCGCCCGCACAACGCCCTCGCCCGCTTTACCAGCTACAGCTTCCAAGCGTCCAAGATTCTCAGCACCGGCGAAGGCGGGATGCTCACCACGAACGACGAAGCCCTGGCCACCGCTGCGCGCGAGTTTAGCAGCCTCGGCTACCGGATGCGGGCCGACGAGCCACGCATTGCGCCAAGCGTGCTGAAGGATCCGCAATACAAACGCCACCATCAGATCGGCTACAACTATCGCATGAACGACGTCACGGCCACGGAAGGGCTGGCGCAACTGGAACACGCCGACACGCTGATGCGGGATCGCCTGACGTGCGCGGCCTACTACCGCGATGCCATCAAAGGCTGCCACTGGATCACGCCGCAACACGTACCCGATGGCCACACGCACGACTATTGGGCGTACGCGCTCGCCTGTGACACGCCACGCCGCGCGCTTGACTTGGCTACGGCAGTCACACGCAATGGCGGGGAACGGCCCTATGGCGCCTGGCGCTTGTCCTATGATGAGCCTGCCCTCAAGCACCTGAAGGGCAACGCCAACTGCCCAAACGCGGAATCGTTGCAGCCGCGGCTCATGCAGTTTCAGACGAATAACATCCGTGCCGCGATCACCAACGCCACCGCGTTAGTCGCCGCCGTCAAAGAGCTTGCAGACTAAACCCGTTATATTGTAGTACCACGATCACGCTAACTCCGCGACATGGCCGCCAAACCCGCTGCACCTGAGTACGCTACCGTCAACGTCCCGATTGCGGACGTGGTGCCGTATGTGCGAAATCCCCGCAAAAACACCGACGCCGTGGCAAAGGTGGCGGCCTCGATCCGTGAGTTTGGCTTCCGGCAACCGATTGTGTGCGACGCCGACATGGTGGTGATCGCCGGACATACCCGCTTGCAAGCCGCGCAGTCGCTCGGCCTCAAGACGGTGCCGGTACACGTCGCCGCGGGGCTGTCGGAGGCGCAGATCGCCGCCTACCGCCTTGCGGACAACCGCACGGGGCAGGAAGCGACGTGGGACAGCGACTTGCTCACAACCGAACTGACGGCGCTCGTGGGCCTTGACTTCGATCTGGCACTGACGGGGTTCAACCCCGACGAACTGGCGCGACTGTTGGGCGACGTTCGTGAGGTGGAGTTTGGCGGCTTGCCCGACGGTGCAAAGCCCGATTTCGAGCAAATGACATTTACACTGCACACGTCGCAAGCCGACACGGTGCGCGAAGCGATGGCGCTCGCCAAGTCCGTTGGGCCATTTGTGGACACGCCGAACGAAAACAGCAACGGCAACGCCCTTGCCCGTATCGCGGAGGCCGCCTTTGGCGCACTCCGCTAAAGAGATCCGCGTCGCGCCGATTGCCGCAACAGACGCCCGCGACCTTGTGCGCCGGTATCACTACAGCGGCAAGGTGGTGAACAACAGCCAATTGCATTTCGGCGTGTTTCTTGGCGGGCGGTGCCTCGGTGCCATGTCGTTTGGGCCGTCGCTGGACAAGCGCAAACTTGTGGGGCTAGTGTCTGGCACGCCGTGGAACGGGTTTGTTGAACTCAACCGCATGGCGTTCAGCGACGAGCTGCCGCGCAACAGCGAGTCGCGCGCCCTCGGCATTGCCTTCAGGATGTTGCGCGCGAAGGCGCCGCACATTCACTGGGTTGTGTCGTTTGCCGATGCTACGCAATCGGGCGACGGCGGGATTTATCGGGCGAGCGGGTTTGTACTGACAGGGATCAAGAAAAACACGCAGGTATGGGCCGCGCCGACTGGTGCGCGAGAATCGCGCACCAGTCTTACCGACGGCCGCTCTAAGACGGAACAGGCGCGCGCCGCCACCGTGTCGCGGACTTCGTTACCGAAGTCCGCGAACATCCTAGACGACGGGGCTGCGTCTATGGCTAAGTACATAGCCGCCGGGTTCGTCCCGCTTTCCGGTTTCCAACTCCGCTACGTTTACTTCCTCGATCCCACGGCGCGCGAGCGCCTGACGGTTCCGATTCTCCCGTTCTCCCGTATCGCCGAAATGGGCGCCAGGATGTATCGGGGCAAGGCGCGCGCCGAAAGCATCGTGGCCGATGCGCCCGCAGTCCATGCGGGAGAGGGCGGGTCGATACCGACCTCGGCGCTTCACCTTGCCGCCACGGTGCGCTCGTGAAAGCCATCCCTATTGATCTCACTGTCGTCGAAGGGATGGCCAGCGTTGGCGCTACCAACTGCGAGATCGCGGACTTCCTTGGCGTGTCCGAGGCGCTGATCCGCAAGAAGTGCGAGGCCACGCTCACAAAGGCGCGCGCTAACGTCCGCATCCGCTTGCGTCAGGCGCAGATCAAGACGGCGCTCGGCGGCAACCCGACAATGCTGATCTGGCTGGGCAAGCAAATGCTCGATCAGAAGGAAATCGCGGTAATTGAAACGCGCGAACTTCCGACGATTGTGATTCAGTGACGGCTGCCGCGTCGCCGCGTGTTGTGCATACGCTTTCGGACGCGCAGAAGGAAGTATTCTCTAGCGACGCCCGCTTTCGCGTTCTAATCGCGGGAAGGCGTTTCGGCAAAAGCTACCTCGCGTGCCTAGCAATAATGACGCAAGCAATCAACAACCGCGATACCGTGTCCTGGTACGTCGCGCCGACGTATCGGCAAGGCAAGGAAATCCTCTGGGCGCTGCTGAAGAAGCTGACGCCACACGGTTACGTGGAAAGCGCCAACGAGTCTGATTTGTCGATGCGGCTGACGAACGGCAGCGTCATGGCAATCCGCGGCGCCGATAACCCCGACAGCTTGCGCGGTGTCGGCGTCGATCTGGTGTGCCTGGACGAGTTCGCCTTCATGCAGAAACGGGTATGGGACGAGGCCATTCGCCCCATGCTGTCGGATCGCACTCCACTAGGCCGCGCGCTGTTTATAACCACGCCGCAGGGCATGAATTGGGCCTATGATCTGTACCTGAAGGGCCAAGAACAGATCGACGGCTTTCGCTCGTGGACGTTCAAGAGTCTAGACGGCGGGCATATCCCGGCCGACGAGATTGAGGCCGCGCGCAACGAGCTATCGCCACGCCAGTTCCGGCAGGAATACGAGGCGAGCTTCGAGGCGTTGTCGGGCCGCGTGTACGACAACTTTGACCGCCAGGCCAGCGTGGACGCCAGCATCGTGGACTTGCCGAGCCAAGAGCTACTGGTGGGCATGGACTTCAACGTCAACCCGATGAGCGTCACGCTTGGCGTCAAGGCGGGCGATCAGTTGCACATCTTCGACGCCATCGAAGTCGCCACATCGAACACCGAAGAAGTCGCGCAGATGCTTCGGCAGCGGTACCCAAACCGCCGCGTCATTGTCTGCCCTGATCCGTCCGGCAATGCCCGCAAGACGTCCGCGGCGGTTGGCCAAACGGACTTCACGATCTTGCAGCGGCAGGGCTTCTACGTCGATGCCGCGCATAAGGCGCCGTTGATCTCGGATCGCATCAACGCCGTGCAAGCGTTACTCAAGGACGCCGCAGGCACGCGGCGGTTGCTCGTGCATCCCAAAGCGCGCGCGCTTGTGCGCTCGCTGGACGGGCTGACGTACAAAGAGGACACCTCTATCCCTGATAAGGGTAGCGGACTCGATCACATGGCCGACGCACTCGGTTATCTCGTCTGGCAGCGGTTCAACCTGCTCGAAACCCGTCGCGCCATCGTTCGTAACCTCTACGCCTGAGCTACACCATGACTTCAATTCGTATTCCGATGACTGACGTGCGCGACATTGGCAACTATCCCGGCGACGGGCCGTTGCGCGCGGGTGGCGTGAGCAGCACGATTAGCGGCAGCCCGATGGCAAGCAAGAACTTGCCGTCCACGCAATCGCCGGCCGCCAAAGCACAAGCGGCCAGCACCCAGATTATGCGCGACATCTGGACGGGCAACGCCAAATTTCAAGAGGCGGGCCAGACGTACCTTCCCAAAGGGCCGGGCGAAACGACGCCGGACTACCGCGTGCGTTTGCAACGCGCCGCGCTGTTCAACGTCACCAAGCACACGATCGTCGGGCTGGCGGGCTTCGTCTTTCGTGAGCCGCCCAAGCTTTCGGACGATGTGCCGCCGCAAATCTACGACGGCGAAGATGGCTTGTGGGAAAACATTGATAACGCCGGAACACATGGCGATGTGTTCTGCCGCGACATCATGGTGGACGCGATGACGGTAGGCCACGCCGCCATCCTCGTCGAGTTCCCGCAGACGGGCGGTTCGCAGAGCTACGGCGCAGAACAGTCCGGCGCGGTGCGTCCGTATTGGGTGCCAATCAAGAAGGAAAACATCCTCTCGTGGCGCACCGATACGCGGAACGGCAAGCTGACGCTCACGCAGTTAGTACTCAAGGAACTGCACAACGTCGCGGACGGGCTGTTCGGCGAGCAGATCGCGGAACGCTACCGCGTGTTCCGCAACGACGACGGCTATGTAACGTGCGCGCTGTACTCGATCAGCCAGAACAAAACGTTGGTGCTGGAAGCGGAGTCCACCTACCCAACGCAGACGGAAATCCCCGTCGCCGAGATTGTCACGTCGGGCCGCACCGGGCTGTTTGAGTCTGAGCCGCCTTTCCTTGATCTGGCGTATCTCAACCTGGCGCACTATCGCCAGTGGTCGGACTACGACACGTCAATCTACAAAACGTGCGTGCCGATTCTGTTTACGGCGGGCGTGATGACGGTGGACGAGCGCGGGCAGCCCTTGATTATCGGCCCGAACAGCGCCATCAGCGCGGGCGATCCGTCGTCAAAAGCGGAATACGTGAGCCACGGCGGTGAGTCGCTGGCCGCGTGCAAGGCGTCGCTCGACGATCTGGAAAACCGCATGGGCGCGCTCGGCTTGGCAGCGATGGCGACGTCCAAGCGCACCGCAGAAACGGCGACGGCAAAAGAGATCGACAAGGGCGCCAGCGATTCCGCGTTGGCGGTGACGGCGCGCGGGCTGCAAGACGGGCTGGAACGCGCGTTGCACTTTACGGCGCACTACCTCGGCCTAGAGGACGGCGGCAGCATTAAGCTCAACGACGAATACAACGAGCAGACGATGGACGCTTCCGTCATGGGCGCGTGGGCAACACTGGCGACGGCGCTCAACCTGCCCGCCAGCATGGTGATCGAGGCGCTAATCGCCGGTGGACGGCTGCCCGAAGATACTGACGTTTTGACGTTATCGCTGGAAATGGAAGCCAGCGCGCAAGCCAGCAAGGAAGCGGCCGCAATAGGCATGGCGCATGAAATGGAAATGAAAGCCAACTCGGTAATGCGTGCCGAGTAAAGCCGATCTGTTCTGGCGTCGGGTACACGCGCGCGCCTCCGCGCTCGTACCCGAAAGCACGCGGGACTTCTTGCGCGCCTTTGACGTGCTGCGTGCCAACCTCACGGGCCGCCAGATCGAAGCGTGGATCGCGGCGGGCGCCGTGGATCGCCTGATTGCCTATGCCCTGACGGACGCGGACTTTGCCACGGCGTTTAGCGGGTACCGCGCGCGCATCCAGTTAGTCACGCGGGACGCCGCGGCGTACTTTGGCAAGACGATCCCTGGCGTACCAGCTAAGACGGTGGGCGTAGCCTTTGACTACCTGAACCCGCGCGTCGTGGACGCGGTGCGGCAGTTGGATAGCAAGATGATGCAAACGTTGGCCACAGATACCCGCCAAACCGTGCGGGACATTATCCAGAAGGGGTTAGAGTCCGGCGCAGGGCCACGGCAAACCGCGCGCGCCTTGCGTGACGTGCTGGAACTGGCGCCTAACCAGTTGGCGGCGGTGCAGAACTACCGCGACGCGCTCGTGGCTGGTGATAAAGGCAAGGCACTGGGCTACGAGTTGCGCGACAAGCGGTTTGACGGGATCACCAAACGCGGCGCCTTGACGCCCGCGCAAGTGGACAAAATGGAAGCGGCGTATCGGGCGCGCATGGTCGCCTTCAATGCCGAAACCAACGCCCGCACCGCCACGCTGGACGCCTTCAAGCTCGGCCAAGAGTTGTCATGGCAGGACGCCAAAGACAAGGGCTTGTTGGGCGAGCGTGACGTACTGATGAAACAGTGGAAAGGCGTGATGGACGCCCGCGAGCGCGAGGAACATATCGCGATGGAAGGCGAAACCGTTCCAATAGACTCGCCTTACTCAAACGGGGAAATGATTCCCGGCGAGTCCACCTATAACTGCCGATGCTTGAGCATCGTTTACGCAAGGATGGCCTAACGTATGGGAGCCGCACGCACACGGCGACGCATCAAGGAACGCGACGGACTGTCGTTTGAGTCCACGCAAGCACCGGGCGCGCATATTCACTTGCAGAACCCCGTTGGGCTGAAGAACCAATACCCGCAATGGATCCACGAGAACGCCTGCCAGTGGGAAACGCTGGCGAGCCAGACGTTCCAACGGCACGATCCTACCGCGTTCGCCGAGTTTGTCGCCGCGGCGCCTGACATCCCGCTGGAAAAGCGCCTCACGGCCGCGATTGAGGCGATGTCTGCCGCGGGCAGCGACTTGCACGTGGCGATGCAGGACAGCGCCAAAGGCCAGCACCTTGTCTTGTGCGGCGCTGGGCCGAGCGCCAACCAGCACGCCGCGGAATGGTGTCCGCAGGCCGATCAAATCTGGGGCTGCAACAGCGCGCTCGTGTGGTTGCACGCGAACGGGTACAAGCCGACGCACGGCTTCACCGTCGATCAGACGCCGGAAATGCTCAACGAATGGCGCTCAACGCCGGATGTCGAGTACTTGCTGGCTTCCACCGTGCATCCGCACCTGAGCGAACTGCTGCACGCCCGCCAGCGCCGGATCCGGTACTTCCACAACTACGTTGGAATTGAACACCGGCCCGTCGAAATGGACGGCGAAATCGTCCCCTACGAAGCGTGGTTATATCAAATCTTATATCCCTCGACGCTGCAATGTGGCAGCGGGCTGAACAGCGTGAACCGCGCGTTGGACTTGGCCATTTTTATGGGCTTTGCGCGCATCACGATTATCGGCGCCGATTGCGCCTTGCGCGTGGACGCGCCCGCGCCCAAGCCCGAAGAAGGGCTAGAGGCGCACAACCGCTGGCTGCGCGAGTCCGTGGTGATGCACGCCGACGGCGGCCACGCGCTGACGTCCGGCGCTACCGCGATCACGCTCACCGGCGTCATTGACGGGCGCGAATGGCTGACGAAGCCGGACATGATTATTAGCGCCGTGCATCTTGAGAAGGCGCGCCAGGCGCATAACCGCCGCGATCCTGGCCGCGTCGTGTTGATTGGCGACACGCTGCCGAACGCCTTGAAGGACAAGCCGGACGACTACCTTGCCCGCTTGCCTGCCCTGATTGACGGCGATGGCAAGCCGAGCGCGTTGGTTGCTGAAATGGCGTTTTGATTGCGTTTCGTTCGTGATGTGCTAAATTCCCACAACGTAGGCAGAGCCTACAAGGACGCAGCCCGTGGCTGATCCAATCGACGTACCGAAAACCTACACGCAGGACGAGTTCGACGCACAACTGGCCGAACGAATGGAAACCAGCGCTGGCGCGCTCAAACGGGCGCTCGACGCGGAACGCGACGAGAAGAAGGAAGCGAAGGC